GTTTTGGAACTGTATGGACTATGGTGTAGTCAGTATTGATAAAAAGTTCATTGGCAGTATGGATTTTGAATGTTATACTCGTGATTATGGAACTCAAAAAGGGACTTATGTTTGTACAATAGACAATTATCACCATGATCCAGACTATGTTGATTGGGCAACCAGTGAAAATCCTGCCGAACACAAGTCCCATAACCTGATTAAACTAAAAAATGGGCAATTTGCACTGTATCCAAACAATCGATTGCGTATTTTTGATAATAGTCTGACTCCGAATGAACCAAAAATCCCCGATTTTAAGGTTTCGACTCAATATTATCAAGTAGAATGTGGTTATGAGCGTCTTGGAATGGGTGATGAAGATGAATATTATTGGAAAACCTCTCAAGAGAGAAAAATAAATACTGACAAGGGATAGAAACCCCTTAAAAAGTTCTGTTTTACCAAAAACAGGAGCAAAAATGGCAAATTCACCCGTTGATAGAGACTCAAACTACATGTATCAGATGTGGGGAACCACAAAATTGATCTCTGATTATGGAAGTCTGTCTCAAATTGAAGAAAAAAAGGTGATTCAAGAGATTATGCACGATGAAATACCTTCCAAAAAGCATCATTTGAGGGAACAGAGCGAATTACACGCAAAAATTCGCAATGATGAGGACTATGATGACTGGGAATATGGAACGGAACCAAATTATGGGATAGGTCTATAAATATTAGTACCTAAAATCTCTTTATAAATGGCAGTACAACGAATATCCAGAGGATTTAAGGATATTAGCCTATCATTTGATATGCACCCTGTTACCAAGGATATTCTTGTACTCAAAAATGAGGATGCGATCAGGAGATCAATACGAAATCTTGTTCAAACTATCCCAAGTGAGAGATTTTTTAATCCCACTATTGGTGCAGACGTAAAAACTAGTCTGTTTGAATTCGTTGATTTTGGTACTGCATCGGTTTTAGAGCAGCAAATTAAGATTGCGATTGAAAATTATGAACCAAGAGTCGAAAATCCACGAGTCGTCGTGAATCCAAGACCAGATTTGAATGCATTTGAAATTACTATAACATTTACAATCGTGGGATTAGAAGTTCCTCGTCAACAGTTTACATATATCCTAGAGGCAACAAGATAACATGCCTTTTACAAAGTTTACAAACCTAGATTTCGATCAGATAAAGACGTCCATCAAGGATTATCTCCGTGCGAACTCAACGTTCACGGATTTTGACTTTGAAGGATCGAACTTTTCGGTCTTAATCGATACGCTCGCATATAATACCTATATTACGGCATTTAACTCAAATATGATTGTAAACGAATCCTTTTTGGATTCGGCAACATTGAGAGAGAATGTCGTTTCTCTTGCAAGGAACGTTGGGTATGTTCCTCGCTCTAGAAGTGCCGCAAAGGCAACTGTGTCCTTCAATATCACCTCTTCAAGCACTTCGGCACAAACTATACTAAAAGCAGGTTTAGTGTGCATAGGAGCGGTTGACAATACCTCTTACACGTTTTCTGTTCCAGAAGACATTACACGTAACAATATAGGTGGAACCGCAACATTTGATAATATAGAGGTTTATCAGGGCATATACCTAACAAAAGAATTCGTAGTAGATAACTCAACTAACCAGCGTTTTATTCTAAACAACCCAAATATTGATACTGATACGATTGTTGTTAAGGTTGGAACTCGTGAATATAGGAAAGTAGATAATATTTTCACCGTTGATTCTAATTCTGAAATATATCTCTTACAAGAGATTGCCGATGAAAAGTATGAATTACTATTCGGTGATGGAATTATTGGTAAGAAATTAGAAACTGGCACAACGGTTAAGGTTAGTTATATTACAACCGATGGTGAAGATGGTAATGGTCCATCATTGTTCTCATATTCTGGCACTACTGTAGATAGTAATGATCTTCTTGTTACTCCATCAGGAACGGTAAATATCACAACTGTTTCTCGTTCTGATGGTGGTAGTAGTATTGAGTCGATTGAATCTGTAAAATACTTTGCACCAAGAGTTTACTCATCACAGTATCGTGCAGTAACGGCAAAGGATTATGAGGCAATTATTCAGTCCATTTATCCAAATACAGAATCTGTTTCTGTTGTTGGTGGTGAAGAACTTGATCCACCACAATTTGGTAAGGTTTTACTGAGTATTAAACCAAAAAATGGCACATCAATTTCAGATTTTACAAAGTCACAGATTCTTAACGATCTAAGACAGTATTCAGTATCTGGAATTAACCAAGAAATTATTGATCTCAAACTACTATATGTTGAGATTGATAGTGATGTTTACTATAACTCAACAAGAGTCAGTAATGTTCAAGATCTAAATTCGAAAATTGTATCTTCACTGAATAAGTATTCCGAATCTGTTGATCTCAATAAGTTTGGCGGAAGATTTAAGTATAGTAAATTACTCCAAGTCATTGATAATGTAGATACCTCAATCACATCTAATATCACCAGAGTGAAGATGAGGAGGAATATGAATTGTGCTGTGAATACTTTTGCACAGTATGAGATTTGTTTTGGTAATCAATTCCATAAAAATATTGGTGGATATAATATTAAGAGTACCGGATTTAAAATTCCTGGTGAACCAGAGACCGTATATTTTGTAGATGTTCCATCAGAAAGCAGTGATATTGGGATTCTTTCAATTGTAAAACCAACTATTGATCCAGACACCTATGAGATTGTTAAAAAATCGATAGGAACTGTAGATTACACTAATGGAGAAATCCTAATCAATACTATTAATATCATTTCAACATCTCTTGTGGATAATATTATTGAGATTCAGGCGTATCCAGAATCAAATGATATTATTGGTTTAAAAGATCTATATTTGGTCTTCGACGTCTCGAAAAGCACTATAAATATGGTTAAAGATACCATATCATCTGGAGAACAAATCTCTGGTGTTGGTTTCCCTGTAAGATCAAGTTATTCAAACGGAAAGTTAACTAGGTAACGAGGAGATATGATTACAACTGGTTTTGACGCTAGAGTAAAAGTACAGCAAATTATTGAGAATCAGTTACCAGAATTTTTACTCAGTGAGTCACCAAAAACGGTAGATTTTCTAAAGCAATATTATATTTCCCAAGAGTATCAAGGGGGACCGATTGATGTTGCCGAAAATTTAGATCAGTATTTAAATTTAAATAATCTAACACCAGAAGTTATTGCTGGTATTACTACCTTAAGTAGTTCTGTCTCATCAACAGATTCAACAATCTATGTCGAATCTACCAAGGGATTTCCTGATCAATATGGTCTGTTTAAGATCAATAACGAAATAATTACTTACACTGGAATCACAACTAACAGTTTTACTGGTTGTGTACGTGGTTTTAGTGGAATTTCAAGTTATAGAAATGAAACCAATCCAGAAGAACTTATTTTTGAATCGACTCTCGCATCTTCACACTCAAATGAGACAAGAGTACATAATTTAAGTGCTTTATTCTTAAAAGAATTCTATAAAAAATTAAAATATCTTCTTGCACCAGGATTTGAAGATGTTGATTTTGTTTCAACTCTTGATGTAAATAATTTTATAAAGAATGCCCGCAGTTTTTATCTTTCTAAAGGAACTGATGAATCTTTTAGAATTTTGTTCAATGTTTTATATGGCATTACTCCAAAAGTTATAAATCTTGAGAATTTCCTTTTAAAACCTTCTAGTGCAGAATTTGTACGTAGAGAAGTATTAGTCGTAGATGTAATTTCTGGAGATCCAGCAAAATTAGTAGGTCAGACCGTAAGAAATATTGATAACACTGCTTCTGGACCAGTATCAGAAGTTGAAATTATTACAAGAAACAATAGATCTTTTTATAAGATACAATTATTCTCTGGATATGATGAAAATAGTTTAGTTCAAGGAACTTTTGAGATTACTCCTAAAACAATTGTTTCTGACAATGTATCTGTTGGTTCTTCAGTAATTACTGTTGATAGTACAATTGGATTTTTGGAATCGGGTACTTTGATTTCTGGTCCAAATACTATTTCATATACTGATAAGAGCATTAATCAATTCTTTGGTTGTGATGGAGTAACAACTGCGATAGAACCATCGACTGACATTAGATCAGACCAAATTATTTTTGGATATGAAGATGGTGATCCAACAAAGAAAGTTGAATTAAGAGTTACTGGTGTTCTTTCTGGTATTGAAGATCCTGAGGATTTATCTCTTCTTTTAGAAAATGATAATATTTCTGTAAAGAATCTTGGTCAAAAAATCTTAAATGATAATAAGAATAATAAAGAATTTACTTTTAATACCTGGATTTATAATACTAGATCTAGATATGAAATCGAGTCATTTGTAAATAATCAATTAATTTTATTCGAAACTCCAGACAAATCGAGTTTAAAAGTTGGGGATACTGTAGATATTTTAGATCGAAATTCTGAAAATATTGTTGTTGCAGATGCAATTGTAACATCAATAACAAATCGTCCAGATCAAACACTTCCTAGAGTTGTACTTTTAAACAAAAATATTGCAGGAGTTCCATCAAACAGAAGATTAAGTATTAGAAGAAAATATAATTATACGTCTTCCTTAAATACCCCGATAAGTAATTCGAGTATTCTTTCAAACGTACAAAATACTTATATTGAGAATGATGCATATATGTATGTTGCATCAAACTCTCTTCCAAGTTATCAAATAACTAAAAAAATATCTACAGCAAATATTACTGTATCCCCATCTTCTGTACTCGATGATATTTTCCAAAATTACAACCCATTAACAGATTTATACTCCGTATTATCTTTTAATGATGATGTCCCATTTGTCACTGGAGATGCTGTAGTATACCACGGAGATGACGAAGTATTTCCCAATTTAGTATTTGATCAAATATATTATGTTGAAGTTTTAGAGGATTCTGGAAGAAAGAATAAGATTAGATTATATAATGCAAGATCCTTTATCTCTACACAAAGTTTTGTTGAATTTGGTAGATATAGTGAATCTTCAAACCACAATTTTACATTACTGCAGCATTATAACAAATCACTGTATCCCAAAAAATCTTTATTAAAATTCCCATTAGAACCTAATATTAAAACAGAATCCAGCACATCAACTAAAGTTGGTGCTATTGGAAAATTAATTAATGGCGTTGATATTATTAACTATAAGTCAGATGATAGAATTTATTCTGGTCCTATTGATTCTCTGAGAATTTATAATGGAGGAAAAGATTATGATGTCATTAATCCACCATCAATCATTATATCTAATCCTGTTGGTTTCGGAACAACAGGATTAGCACAAGCAGTTGTTAGAGGATCTGTAGAATCTATTGCCGTAGATCCACAAAACTTTAATATCAATAGAGTTCTTTCAGTTACAATTTCTGGCGGAAATGGTGATGGTGCGGAGTTAGAAGCAGTATTATCTAAACAATTCCGTGAAATTGAATTTAATGGAAACCAAACAGGGATTGCCGCAACTGGTGGTGTAGACATAGTCAATGAAACAATCACATTTTTAGAACCACACAATTTAGAAAGTGGTGAAAGAATAGTATATAACCCAGCAGGAAATCAACCTTTAGGAATAGGATCATTTAAGTTTTCAAATACTGATCAAGAAAGATACTTGGTTAATGGATCAATATATTATCCAGAGATTGTAAATACAAGATCAATTCTTCTTTATGAAAATGAAGAAGATTACATCTCTGGAATTAATACCGTAGGTTTTACTACAATTAACACTGGAGGAACCCACAAATTTAGATTATTTGAATCTAAAAATGTGATTTCTGAAATAAAAATTCTAAATTCTGGAAGTGGTTACGAAAATAGAAAATTAAATGTAAAACCAACTGGTATATCAACAGAATTAAATAAAGTTACTTTTGAAAATCACGGATTTAAAGATGGTGATTTAATTAACTATTCATATGAATCTTCTGGAATTGTTGGTCTTTCCTCTTTAAGTCAATATCGTATCATTAAATTGGATAATTCCAATTTCCAATTGGCTGATGCTGGTGTAACTGGTGCAGCAACGACGAATTTTGGTAGGAAGAAATTTACAAATCTTGAAACTACTGGTGAAGGATATCAAATTTTCGAATACCCACCTGTAGAAGTTGTTATTAACGCAGAATATTCTGGAATTGGTACAATTGTAGCAACTCCTCAAGTTAGAGGTGAAATTGTTGACGTATATCTGTATGAAAATGGTACTAACTATGGATCTACAATTTTAAACTTCCAAAAAAATCCATCTGTTACTATTAGAAATGGTGTTGGTGCAGAATTAAAACCAATTTTAAAAGGTGGTAGAATTATTGCAGTAGAAGTTCAAAATGGTGGAAAATATTATAATGCAGCACCTGATCTCAAGGTGAATGGTAGTGGATCTGGTGCTAAACTAAGAGCAGTTGTTGTAGATGGTGTTATTAAAGATGTAATTATTATCAATCAAGGTGTAAATTATGAAGAAAAAGACACCTCTATTTCAGTAGTGCCACCTGGAAGAAATGCAGTCATAGAGTCTTCTGTTAGATATCTCAATGTTAATAATCTATCCAGATTCTCCGATGAAATTTTAACAGACTATGAGGACAATCTTTCCTATGGTGTAGTCGGATATTCTACAGATAGAGAAGGTGTTCAATTCTTAGATCCAAAATCTGATACTGGTCACTCTAAAGTAATTGGGTGGGCTATTGATGGTAATCCAATTTATGGTCCATTTGGATATTCTGATCCAGAAGATGATAATTCAAAAATTGTATCTTTAGAAACAGGGTATGAGTCATCACCCTCTAATGTCTATAATAGACCATCAATAAGTGATTTTCCAATTGGATTTTTCGTTGAAGACTACAGATATACAAACAGTGGTCATCTTGATGAGCATAACGGAAGATTTGCAAAAACTCCAGAATATCCAAACGGAACATATGCATATTATGTTGGAGTAGCAACTGCTTTCCCAAGTGGAAAACTTCTCCCAGAGTTTCCTTATTTTATAGGTAATACATTCAAATCTGATCCAGTAGATAGTAATTTAGACCAATCATTTGATTTTAACAATTCAAAACTAGTTAGAAACACTTTCCCATATAGAATATCGGAAAATAATTCTAAAAATGATTTTATTTTCGAATCTAATAAGTTTTTCAATCAGGTTACAACTGTAGAATCTGTTTCTAGAGGTCAAATTGATTCTATAACTATCACAAATCCAGGATCCGATTATAGAGTTGGTAATTTACTAAGATTTGAAAATGAAAATACTGGTGGGGGAGGAGCTTCAGCAGAAGTAAGTAAACTAAAAGGATATACGATTAGTAATGTAGAAACATCATACAATATTTTTGAGAACTCTGTTATTGAATGGCAAGATAAAAAAACTTTAAAAATTAACACCAATGGTTATCATTCTTTGATATCTGGCGATAGTATTTCTATTGCTGGTCTATCTACTTTTGTAAAAGATCTTTCTGGATCACATATAATTGGAGTTTCCTCAAATAGATCTTCATTGGTTGCAGATATTCCTGCTAACGTTGGTCTAGTTACTGACATTTATGTTTCATCAATCAACCAATCTGTCGGATCTGGAACAACAATTGGTATTGGAACAGAAATGTTCTCAGTTTTAAATAAATTTGAATCCGATAATATCTTAAGAGTAAAGAGAGGTCTTACTGGAACTGCTCACACATCTGGTGCCACTGTTGATTATTTCTCAGATTCATTTACTGTTCCATTAGAGAGTGAATATTTCGATTCTAGAAAAAATATTAAAGTTTACTTTAATCCAGTAGAAAGTGTTGGTGTTGGTATTAATACTGGATCAGAGACTTCTATCAATTATTATATTGGAAATTCTCCAAAGACAGTTTCTGTACAGTCTCAAAGCATCTATCTACCAAATCACCCATTTAAAAACAATCAAAGAGTACTGTTTACTATCGCACCATCATCCAGTGCTTTAACAGCATCAGATACTTCTGGTGGATCAACCTTCAATCTTCCATTCACTGGAACTTCACAATATGTTTATGTTATCAATAAATCAAAAGATTTTATTGGTTTGACAACACAAGTTGGATTAACTTCAACCACAAATGGTCTATTCTTTACTGCAAATGGATCTGATGATGATGAGTATTCTTTTGAAACTGCTTATAACCAAGTAACAGCAACTGCAAAAAGAATTAAGGCAACTGTCGCAATATCAACGGAACATAATCTAAGTGATAATGATATTGTTGAGTTAAATATTAAACCAAAACTTTCTGTTGGCATTGGATCTTCAGAAAAAATCAGAGTAAAATACAATGAATATAATAAAAAACTTCTTCTAAATTCTGTTGGATTTACCTCTGATAGGATCAATACATCTACAAATGAAATCTATATTGAAAACCATGGATATATTTCTGGTCAGAAAGTATTCTATACATCTTCAGATTTAGTTTCTAGTGGTTTATCAACGGGTGGTTACTATGTGTATAGAGTTGATGAGGATAATATAAAATTATCTGAGACTTACAATGATGTTTTTGCAAATCCACCAAGAGTTGTTAGTGTTGGAAGTACAGGAGGAATAGGACACGAGTTAAGTCTAATTAATCCACAACTCAAAATTGTTAAAAATAATAATGTTGTAATTGACGTTTCAGATTCATCATTAGTTGATTATAACTTTAAACTCTATTATGATGCTGATCTAACTAATGAGTTTGTATCGACAGGATCTACTGATACTTTTAACTTACAAAGAACGATAGTAGGTGGATCTACAACTTCTATTACAATTAATTATAACGATTCTCTACCAAATAAACTTTACTATTCTTTTGAAAAAAATGGAGAATTAATTGAATCTGACAGCGATGTAAAGAACTATTCGGAAATTCAATACGTTGATAGTTTGTATAATGGATCACATAAAGTCTTTGGTATTGGATCCACATCTTTCAGTATTTCTCTAGAAGAAATTCCCGAAAGATCTGTATATAGTTTTGAGGATTGTGATGCCTTAGATTATTCTACAACCTCACTATCTGCTTCTGGACCAATTGAAGATATTAATATTATTTCTGGTGGATTTAATTATAATATAATTCCAAGAGTTGTTGGATTAACTACTGGTTCGTCAACAAATGTTGGATCTAATGCTATTTTAAGAGCAAATTCAAAAAATATTGGTAACCTTAACGAATACAGAATTCTAAATGAAGGTTTTGAGTATTCTTCCGACAAAACTCTAAGACCACAAGCAGACATTCCAACACTGTTAAATCTAGAGGGATCTCAAAAAATTGATAGAGTAGATGTACTTGATGGTGGTAAAAACTACATTTCTGCCCCTTCTTTGATTGTTGTTGATCTTTATACAAATACAGTTGTAGACAGTGGTTTATTGGTTGCAAACTTTATTGGAAACACTATTATTTCGGTTGATGTTGTTGAAGAACCAAAAGGATTAAATGATGTTTCTCATAGAGTTTTTGCAACTAACAATAGTAATGGTATTCAAGTAGAAAGAGTACTATCGTATTCTGGTGGAATTGTTGAATGTGAACTCAGCACACCACCTATTGATGGATTTATTAATCCACCATTTGCAGTTGGAGATAGAATCTTTGTTGAAGGAATACAAAAACAAAGTTTTACAGATGCTCTTGGAGTTATAACTTCTCCTGGTACTGGATTTAACTCTGCGGATAATGGGTATAAGTTTTTTGAAGTTGTTGAATATACAAATTCAAACCCTGCAATTTTAAAATATAATATTGGAGAATATACTGATAATGCAGGAACTCCTGTGACAATTCAAACAGCATTTACATCTATAGTTAAGAATCAGAATTATCCAGTATTCAATATTAATAGGGTTCCAAGTCTTTTCTTTGAAGGTGAAAAATTATTAGTTAATAATTCACCATCAGATTTAGTAACTTCTGTTGTAAAGACCAACTTCATAAAAGTGAATGGCGATTATGAAGTAAAATCTGGTGATATTGTTAGGGGAATTAGTTCTGGAAATTTTGCAACAATAAATTCCGTTTATAAAACAGATAATAGATTTATTATCAATTATTCCAATAAAAGAGATTTTGATTGGAATGATGATATTGGAAAACTCAACTTGGATCTCCAAGTAATTCCAAATAATGATTATTATCAGAATCTTTCATACACAATTAAGAGTCCAATTGAGTATGAAAAAATGATTGATAAGGTTAATAACCTTGTCCATCCTTCTGGTCTAAAGAACTTTGCAGATACAGAAATTATATCAAAATCTAGTGTTTCTATTGGGTCTTCAATTTCTCTATTACCAGTTCTTGACTTTATTGCTGAAAGAAGAGTTGATACTATCAATAACTTTGATTTGGTAGCAGATTATGATCCAACTACATCTTCTTCCAGATATATTACATTTAAAAATAAAAAATTATCTGATTATATAGAGTGTAAATCTAATAGAGTTTTGCAGATTGATGATATTAGTGGTAGTTTTTCTAGTTCCGAATTTAATAAAAATGCATTTACTGACACTATAGAATATCCAATTACTGATTTTTACTCTAAATTCCTTATCCAAGTTATGGATGAGGATAAGCAAAGCACCCAATTGAGTGAATTGGTTGTTCTGAATAATTATGATAACACTTATACTTTTAATAAATCAGATCTATTTACTGATCAGAAACTTGGAGATTTCTCGGGAACATTTGGTGATGTTGGGGATCCAACTTTAAGATTTACTCCAACAAATCCAAATGATTTTAACTATAATTTAAAAATTTATAGAGAATCATTTAGTACCGAAACCTTTAGTATTGGGATAGGATTTACTGAGATTGGATTCACTAGACTATCTGCCAAAACTGAGAATGTTGGACCAGCATCAGGATCAGGATTAATTGGATTTAGTACTACTGTTTTTGAAGCACTATCTTCACTATATGATACAGTTTATGCATATGCCCATATTTTGGATACAACAACCAATGAAGCAAACTACTTTGAAGTTGCTGGATATTATGATGGGCAAGATACACATCTATCCGAATTTTATTTTGATACTAAAAATACAAATGTTTCTGGTGGATATCTAGGTACTTTTGGATTAAATGTTAATAGTGGTGTTATTTCTCTTACATTTAAAAATGAAAATAGCAATAATAATTTAAGAGTCAAAGTAAAGACAGTTGGTATTGGAAGCACTACTGCTGGAGTTGGCACTTTTAGATATCTGGTTGACGGTCAAATTGATGGAACAGAAAGAACTGCAAGATTAGATTCTCAGTATGCAATAACATCTGGAATCTCTACTGTTCTATCCTTTGATAGTACCATAGATTCTTCATTGAAATCTATTGTAAAAGTTTCTACTGGATCAACAGTTGCTGTACATAACTTATTAGTTGTTGCAGATCAAATTAGAACATCTTTACAACAATCTCAATTTATAAGCGTAGGATCTCCAATAGGGATTGGATCATTTGGATCTGAAATGGTTGGAACCGATGTGGTTATAAAATTCTATCCAGATTCTGATTATTCTTCTGATGAAATTGTTATTCAATCATTTAATCAGTTCATTTACTCTGACCAGGATGAATTTAACATTCCAGATGATTTTGTTTATGGAAATGCAATAGAAAATATAACTAATTCATTCTACGGATCAATAAACCAATTTGGTAAAGATAAGTTAGATTTTGATCTAAACTATAATAGAATTCCTATTTTCGAAAAAACATTTAATCCAAATAACACTTCTGCCCTGAATAGAGCAACTGGTGTCTTCTCTATCGATAATCATTTCTTTGAAACTGGAGAAGAATTAATTTATACACCAGATTCAACATTGATTGGCATCGATGCAGAACCAATGGGAATTGGAGAAACAATTGTTTCTGGAAGATCATTTGCAGCAGACTTCATCGTAGGATTCAGTACTATCACTGGTATTGCTGTTACTACTGGAATCACTACAGGTTCTCTAATCTTTGGCGATTCTGTCCCATCTAGTACAACAACAATTACTGGCATTACAACAAATTACACCTTCTTTGTTGGTCAATCAGTTGGTGGTGGATCATCGGTTATTACAGGTGTAGGAAATACTTCGGTAATTACAGTTGGTGCTGGTATTTTCTCTGGTGACAATACTGGATTAGGAACTGTTACTTCTATTGGAATTAATTCGATTACATCTACAGAATCAATTCCTGCAGGAGTTGATAGAATTTACTATACCACAGATGAAGCATTTGCTTTAGAACTTGATGGGGTATCGGTTGGTTCTACTTTCAGAAAAACTTATTCTACTGGTATTACTACTGATATTTGCCCAACTACAGTTTATGCAATTAGAGTTTCGAAAGATCAGTTTAAACTATCTGGAACTTCTGGTGGTAGTGGAGTAGGTCTTACATTTACTTCAATCGGTAGTGGAAATCGCCACAAACTTGAGATGAAGAAAAAACTTGAAAAATCTTTAATTACGATTGATGGTGTAACACAGTATCCACTGATTTATACTCCACTAACATATACTCTGAAATACAATGAACCAGTTATTGGTGCTGGTGTAACATTCTTAGCATTGAGTGGTATTTCTTCTATCAGACCTAAAGATATTCTAAGAATAGATGATGAATATCTCAATATTAGAAACGTTGGTCTTGGTACAACTGCTGCTGGTCCAATTACTGGTATTGGAACAATATCAATTATTGAAGTTTCAAGAGGATTTGTTGGATCTTCAGCAACTACACACGCAGATGAGACAGTTGCGAGAATATACAAAGGTGCGTACAATATTGTTGGAAATAAGATTCATTTTACCGAAGCACCTGATGGACAAGGAAATAATGATAGATTGAACTCCAGCAATCTTTCTCTACCAAAATCATCATTTAATGGAAGAGTATATTTACGTAAAGACTATGTAAATAACAAAATTTATGATGATATCTCTTTACAATTTAATGGTATTGGACAAACATTTACAGTTTATAGAGAAGGGCAAAATACCACTGGATTAGAAGCTGGCAGCAATTTGGTCTTTATTAATGATATATTCCAAACTCCAGATACACCAAACAATGTTGGTAATAATTATTCTTTCGCAGAAACTGCTTCTACTGGAATTTCTAGTGTAACATTTACTGGCATTACAAGAGAAAATACTGATGATATTGTTATTGTTGAATCTGATGTAAATCAAAACCAACTTCCAAGAGGTGGCGTTGTTCTTTCTGTTGCACAAACTGGTGGATTGGGTTATGCACCTCTTATTGGTGCAAAGTTAAGAGCAGAAGTTACTGGTGGTGCAATCACAAACATTGTCGGTGTTCCAACTTATGGACAAGCATACCAAATCAGCACATCAATTTATAACAACAACACTGGAATACTTGAGGTAACAACTACAACTAATCATCCATTTGATGCATCGGAAGATGATGTTTATCTGGAAAATCTTGAGTTCTCTTGTGCATCGGCACATGCTGGAGTAACTACAACAATATTCCCAGATGGAACGCTAGGTAATGTTTTCCCAGTGGTTGGAATTGTTTCCGATAAAACATTCAATGTTAATATTGGTGTTAGTACAATCGTACACAATTACGTTGGACAAGGAACTGCATATCCATATTATAGTAAACTAACCTTTGGATCTGGATACAATACTGCAGTTTCTATTGGAGTCTCCGATTC